ATGACCATGCTAGGATTCTCACGTATGTCCTTCTCCCATATCCTGATGAGCGGTATTCCATGCATTAACGCCCACTCATCCTTGTACTTGTCAACCCTCTTGTTGTGTTTCTGCATCGGATTCATCTTTCCTTCCTCTACAATCCTTGGGTCTGAATGAAAATACGACCCGTCAATTTCGATTATTAGATTATGCTCAGGGAGATAAAAATCAAACCAACGACCAATGTCAGCTGCCTCCATCTGGTAAATATATTTAACTTCTAGCTTATCAAGAAAATCTCTAGCAAAATCTTCCTCTAATTTTGATGTTCCAAACAAAGGATGTTTTCTTTGTTTTTTTGCGGCTACTTTCTTTTTAATTACTTTATTTTTTTTTGTTACTTGTTTCATTTATATATTCTAATATTTCATCTAGTGAATAATTTTTTTCGGTTGTTAGTGACTTGCTTCATAGGTTACCTCATCGTATGATACAGTGAAGCTAATCGTGTTGGGAGAGTCAACCTCATATGACACGTCACTCTTCATTACATCAATGATTCTGCATTTGTGATAACGCTCAGTGTAGATAATATTGCCAATCTCGTCAAGATAGTCAATAGACATCATGAACGGAGCCTCTGAAAGCATGTTGCTGCACTTATACATGATTTTAGATATAATCGGATACCTCATTCCACTACGGTCTTTTGCCAAATGGTCTCTTACAGTAATTATCAATTCCTTATCTCCGCTAGGCGCAAACTTAATGCTGTTTACGAAAACCTCATTTATGTCCAATGCACCGCCAAACTTAACCAAGAATCTGTTGGAATATGTCACTGTTTCATTACTATCATACTCCTTCGCTTCTTCTAATGAGCTAGCTTTACTAGTGCTTTCACCTTCTTGACCATCCTTTGCTTTCACCTTTGCGAGTTCGTCATAGAATGAATAGCAGACGCACGATGCATTACCATCACCCATATTTGACAATACGGATATGTCATTCAACGTGTCATTGATTGCCTTGTTAATCTCTTCAACCACAACCTTGTCACCACCATTTTCAATCACTTTGTTTAAAGTGTTGTTCAACATTTCATATTCATGAATCTTTGTCTCTAATAATGTTTTATTAATCTTCTTTTCCATAGCTATTAACACTTTATTTAAAAAATAAAAAAAAACTGCAAGAAACAAATAGTTTAATGCAGTTAATAGACAATTATATACTTGTTCACCATAAAAAACAAAAATGAGCGAATCAGAGAGATTCGCCCATTTTTCTTGTGTTCCAACGGTATACAGCCTCGTCAATATACGACTGCAAATGTTCGTCACTTACATCGTGGTAACAGCCAACAATCATACGTCTTATACGTATAATGTTTACAAAATGAGTTTCATTTTGAATGGTTAATTTACAAAGTAAATTATTTAAATCAATAAAATAGTAAAAAATAGATACAAAAATAATTCCTCGAAATCACGAAGATTCCAAGGAATTATTAAAAGTTGGGTCAACTTCTATGTTATTGCCCAAGAAAATGAGCAGCCAAATCAATGACTGCTCATTCTTCGTATAGGCATTTGTGCCAACTGCCATATCATTGCCAAAATATCCTTATTTACAAGAAAAGTTAATATTTTTTTAACTCTTTTATTCGATTATGTAAAGAAAACTCATAAGTGCTTGATAATCAATAAGTTAGTAACAGAGTATAGCATAATCAAACCTTAAGGTCATTGTAATTTCAGCGATGTCATCTTGGCTATAGTCTAGGTCTCCGAACTGTGCATCGACTATCATTACATTCTTAAGAATCCATTTGCTCACGACAACGCCAGTTGGGTCAAGCATTTCTAGTTCCACGTCACGCTTGTAGCCAGCGGCATAACCTTGACGACCAGTAGCGGACTCGGAATGAAGACGAACCCATTCCATAACGGCTTGAGAAGCAGAAGGACCAATCGGGTCTCTTAACTTAACTTGTATGCTATCCCAAGTATAACGACCAACAACCCAAGTCGAAGTGTTCAAGAAAGGAATCTCCTTCTCAGATTGCTTTATGCTAGGACGGCTCGCACTTGATAGCCACCACTCTTGAATGCCCAAATCAGCTGGAAATCTAAGTGACCATCTATTTTTCCTTAGAGGTTCATAGTTTAACGGCATTTTTAAAAGTAAATCACTCATTTCAATAAATATTTTAATCTAGATTATTTTAATCATTATTTTTTTATTTTAATATAAATATACGACATTACATTTTTTTAATTAAAAACTTGTTTTTTTTCGTTTTTTTCAATATCTTTGCAAAGGGAACTAATATTTTTAAATAAAGCATAATATGAAAAAAGGGGAAATATTAGCCAAGTCGATGGAGTTATATGGTGACAAGTATGACTATTCACTTGTTACTGATGCGAACACCAATGACAATGTTGATATAATATGCAAGATACATGGTAAGTTCACCAAGAGGCTATGTAGGTTTTTGAGAGGGAGTGGTTGTCCTAAGTGCAGCGGCAAGGTTAGGAAGACGTTTGATGAGTTCAAAGCAGAGGCAGCAATTGTTCATAACGGGTTCTACACATATGATGATGATAGTTACATAAATTCCCATACGAAGATAGGGATTACTTGTCCAATACACGGCATATTTTATCAAACCCCAACGAATCACCTTAACGGAAACGGGTGTCCGAAATGCAAGACAGACAAACTGAGGGAGCAATTCTCGTCAAATACGGACGAGTTTATTGCCAAGTCTGAGATAATACACAATAATGAGTACACTTATGACAAGACTAGCTATAAGAACAATTCAAGTCCGTTATTGATAACTTGCAAGAAACACGGTGACTTTTGGCAGCTTCCGCATAACCATTTGCAAGGAAAGGGATGTCCCATGTGCAATGAAAGCAAATTGGAGAGGGAAGTTGCGATTCTATTTGATAGGAATGGAATAAGCTATGAAAGGCAATGGCACTTGCCTTGGAATAGGAAATACACTTTGGATTTCTACATTGAGGAATGCAAGATAGGCATAGAATGCCAAGGGATACAGCATTTTGAAGACGGTCACTTCAAGAACGTATCGTTGGAGGAGATTGAGAAGAGGGATAGATACAAGCTTCAAACTTGCAATGAGAACGGCATAAGGATATTGTATTTTTCGGATAAGGAGCGTGAAAACTGCATAAGCGATGAAAATAAGCTGATAAATGAGATATATGGTTCTATGATGGACAAGAAAGAGAAATTCATTGAAAAGTCAGAAAGAGTCCATGGAGGGAAATATGATTACTCCAAGGTGGACTATGTAGACAGTTTGACGAAGGTGTGCATAATATGTAAAGAGCATGGGGAGTTTTGGCAAACCCCGCAAGCCCATGCAAGGGGTAATGGTTGTCCGAAGTGCGCCAACAAGAAAAGGGGTGACACATTTAGGAGTGATGGGGAAACATTCATTGAAAAGGCAAATGTCATACATAACGGTAAATACCTCTATGACAAAGATAGATATGTGAATGCGATGACTAAGGTCCCGATATTGTGTCTAGAGCATGGAACCTTCTGGATGACACCCATGGCACATCTTAACGGACAAGGCTGTCCCAAATGCAGCGGAAGGGGTTTGAACACTGATGAAGTCATACAATTGTTCAAGGAAAAGCACGGTGATAAGTATGACTATTCCAAGGTGACATTCAATAAGATGCATGAGAAGGTATGCATTATATGCCCAATTCACGGAGAGTTCCTTCAAACTCCGTCAAAGCACCTTATGGGCCAAGGATGTCCGAAGTGCGGAGCAATGAGAAGGTCAAGTGAAAAGAAATTAAAAACTTCTGATTTCATTAAGAAAAGTGAAGTTGTTCATAATGGAAAATATATATACGACAAGACGGAATATAAAGGGGCTTATGAATATGTGACTATAACTTGTCCAATTCACGGAGATTTCAAGCAAAGGGCAAATGACCACTTGAACGGTCACGGTTGTCCCATATGTGGCAAGAACATGTCAATTGCCGAAAAGGAGATAGAGGAATACATCAATTCCTTGGGGATTGAGACTGAATCCAAGAAAAGGGGCATTCTCAAGGACAATAAGGAGATAGACATATTAATGCCAAAGGAAGGTATCGGAATCGAATATAACGGCTTGAAATGGCATTGTGATGAGTTCAAGGACAAGAACTACCATTTGGACAAGACAAAGGAATGCAAGGAGAATGGAATAAGGCTAATCCATATATTCGAAGATGAATGGGTCAATAAGCAAGACATTATCAAAAGCATGCTCTCCAATATCTTAGGAAAAACGGAAAATAAGGTATATGCAAGGAAGTGTGAGATAAGGGAAGTTGACAAGGACACGAAGAGCAAATTCTTGGATGATAGTCATATACAAGGTAATGTCTCATCTGAGATTAACTTGGGGTTATATTATAATAATGAGCTAGTGTCTCTAATGTCTTTCGGAAAGCCTAGGATTAATCTTGGTAGGAAGAGCCATGATGACAATGAATATGAGCTATTGCGATTCTGCAATAAACTTAATACAAGCGTAATAGGGGGTGCAAGCAAGTTATTCAAGCATTTCATTGAGAAATACAATCCTTCCTCAATAACGTCATATTGTGATAGAAGATGGAGTATTGGTGGGATGTATGAGACATTGGGATTTGAGTTCTCACACTATTCTAGTCCGAACTATTATTATATAATCGGTAATAATAGAAAGAACAGATTCAAGTATCGCAAGTCTGAATTGGTTAAAGAAGGATATGACCCAAACAAGACAGAAAGGGAAATAATGAACGAACG